AGGGCATGACCGACGCCTCGATGCTGGCCTCCGTTTTCACGGCCAGCGAATTGTCCCAACTGAAAGCCTCCTGCAAAGCGCAGATTCTTGCGGGCGGGGCTTCGCAAGCGTTCGTTGTGTCAAGCAGCGTGGGCGGCCGCTCTGTCACGCTTCAGCAAACCTACAACGCCTGGGATATGCTCGGCCTGATTGAGACGGCGCTGGCGATCAATGCCGGCACGGTGGGCAACAGCCGCGTCACCCAAGTCCGCTTTCCGAACCGCACCTAATGGCCAAAAACACCAGCTTTGTTGACCGTCTCGCCGCGCGCTTTGGCTTTTCGCGCATGATCGAAGCCGTGAACCACCGCAGCGAGGAGCGCGGCTGGGTCTACGCGCAGGCGCAGGATAGCAAGGTCGATCTTTCCTCCTATGACCGCACGCGCCTGATGGCGTTAAGCCGCAAATGCTTTTACAACAACGCCATTGTGCGCGGGGCTGTCAGGGATAAAGCTCTGTATTCTGTCGGCTCGGGCATCGGCATCCGTCCGCAGGCCATGACCGGGGATCAGGAGTGGGACGATGCGGCCGAGGCATGGTGGGAAAACTGGTCGCGGCAGCCCGAGATCAGTGGCCGCCACGATATGCGCGGCCTGCAAATGCTGGTTTCGGAGGCCATCGACCGCGACGGCGAAATCTTTGCTATCCTCACCGCCCGGCAAGACGGCGCTCCCGCCGTCCAGATTGTCGAAGCCCACCGCATCGAGTCGCCCGACACGGCGGCCAACAACGGCGGCGTGGTGGATGGCGTGAAGCTCGACAAATTCCAGCGTCCGCTCAGTTACTTCATCGGAGAAGGCGACGAATACCCCCGCCGGCATAGGGAGATCAAAGCCGAGGCCATGCTTCACGTCTTTGAGCCCGAGCGCGCCGATCAGGTGCGCGGCTATCCAGCCGTCGGTGTGGCGCTCAACTCCATCTTGGACCGTGACGAGCTTCTCCGCTTTGAGATGATGGCGGCCAAGGCAGGCAGCAGCATCGGCCTGGTCATCAAAAACAACACCGGCACGATCGGCGCCGAAGGATTTTTTGGCGATCTGAGCAAAGACAGCAACGGCAACCTGACCCGCGAATCCATGTTCGGCGGTGGTTTGGTGCCGCGCCTCAAGACCACGGAAGACATCCAGAGCTTCCAGATGAACCGCCCGAACGAGAAGCTCGACAAGCACCTCGAGCAATACATCCGCGCGGCGGCCATCGGCCTCGGGCTGCCTTATGAGTTTGTCTGGGACACGTCCGCTGTCGGAGGTGTCGCGCAAAGATTTATCATTCAAAAAGCCGCGCGTTGTTTTGCGGGCCGCCAGGATGTCCTGATCAACGCCTTCCTAAATAAGTTGTGGGGCTACGCCATCGCCAACGCCATGCGCCGGCGCGAACTTCCGATGAATCCCAACTGGCGCAACGTCGGCTGGCAGACCCCGCGCTCCATTACCGTGGACGTTGGCCGCGAGGCCGCCGCACGCCGGGACGATGTGAAGGCCGGGCTGATGACGCTTTCCGATTTCTTTGGCGAGCAGGGCATCGACTGGAAAGAGGCGGTGTCGGAGATTGCCGCCGAACGTGAATTTGCCGCATCGCTCGGCGTCAGCATTGGCGTGGAGCAACCGCAGCCGCAGGCCGAGATTCTCCCGCAAGAAGAAGCGCCGGCCGCCGAACCGCCACAACTTTCCGAACCTACCCAACCGACCGAATTGGCACTGCCGAAAAAACGCAAACGCCTCTATCGCCGGAAGAAGGTCGGAAAGCCGACTGCTTGACATGATCCCGTCCGAGTATGGACGCGCTAAAATTTGAAGGCATCTCCGTCGCCACCGTTGGCCCGGCGCTCGGTCATGCCATGTTGGTGGACGATGTGACGCTGTTGCAGGCCGAAGCGGCCGGCCAAGTGGGCAGCCCGGTCAAAGTGTTTGTCGATCACGACGAAAGCATCGATAGCCTGATCGGCTTTCTCGCCAACTTCCGCATCGAGGAAGACCAACTGCGCGCGGACCTCGAGCTCCTCGGCTCACACCCCCAGGCGTCTTTCTATTCCGAGATCCTGACCAAAGCCCCGCAGCGCGTCGGCTTCAGCATGACCTTCAGCGGAACGCCGGACGAAAACGAAGACGGCACCCGCCTGGCGCGCGTTTCGGAACTGGTCAGCGTAGACCTTGTCTCGCGCCCGGCCGCCAATCCCGACGGAGTTTTTCGCGCGTTGCCGCAGGCCGAAAAGCCGGTCGCGGTTGACACCGCAGAAAAGGGCATGGATCAAAAATCCGCTCCTGAACAGTTCGACGCGAAGGCCGCCATCGAAGCGATGGCCGCCGAACTCCGCGCCGAGATCAAAGCCGCTTTTGAAGAAAAAGCCGAAGTGGCACCCGAAGCACCCGCTCCCGCTCCCGTCGAGGACAGCAAAGCCGCTGAACTCGCCGCGAAGCTCGAAGCCGTCACCTCCAAGCTCTCCGTTTTGGAAGTCGAACTCGCCGCTCGCGGCGACAACGCCGTGACGGGCAACGGTTCCGCCGTCTCCGTCGAAGAGGCTTACGCCTCGGGCGATCGCTCCACCAAATTTGAAATCGTCCGCAAAGCCCTCGAGGCCGGCGATTTCGCGCTCATCTCCAAGCTCAAACAATCCAACAAATAACTCATCATGGCCTCCATCACTGGTCTTAACGACGACATCATCTCCTCAAGCGCCCTCAAAGCGTTCGTGGATTCCCTGCATCCGCTGAATGCGTTCAGCGTGAACTACAACGCCGAGGCCGCCCGCAAGGGTGAGGTCGTGAGCATCCCGCTCATCTCCTCGATCACGGCTTCGACCTTCAACAACACCTACGAAGGCGCCGACGGCGACGTGACCCTCACGGCCCGCGAAGTCACCATCGACAAGCACTTCCTGTCCACGGTCGATTTCACCGACACGCAATGGAGCAAATCCAGCGCGCTCACCCCGCAAATGCTGTCCGAGATCGGCGCAGAGCAGGGCCGCGCGGTTGCCCAGGCGTTCATCGCTTCGTGCTGGGGATTGATCACCACCGCCAACTTCGGCGCGGCGGTCGCTTCCTTCACCTCGGCCAGCTTCAGCATGGCGGATGTCCGCAAGGCCCGCCTCGAGCTCACCAAAGCCAAGGCTCCTCAGAATGACCGCGCGTTGTTCCTCGAGCCCGACGCTTACGACGCGCTCCTGTCCGACAGCACCAACATCCTCGCCAACCTGAACTTTGGTTCGGAAGGCATCCGCGAGGGTCAGGTCCGCCGTCTGGCTGGCATGAACGTCTTCGAGAGCACCCTGATCCCGGCGACCAACGTCGGCACCAGCATCACTCTCGCCGGCTTCGCGGTGCATCCTTCGGCCATCGCCGTGGCAATCCGCACCCTTCAGCCGCAGGCTCCGAGCGAATACCTTGAAGCCCGCACGGTGGTCGATCCCGTCAGCGGCATCGGTCTCGGGTATCGTCGCCACTACAACACGGCGAACGGCACCCACTTCCTCAACTTCGAGGTGGTCGGTGGCTTCACCTACGGCATCACGGCCGGTCTCAAGATTCTGGCGAAGAAAGCCTAAGCACTGGTTTGTGTGTTCAAGCGCCCCGGGGCATCCGCCCCGGGGTTTTGCTTTTGGTGCGGTTGACAAGTTCTCCGCGTCCGCATGGAGAACACACAGCCCTCGTTGGCGCTGGTGGCGATTGCGGGAAACTGCGAGAGCTACATCCGGCGGTTTATCGAATCATTCCAGCGGCTCACGCCGCACATCTACATCGTCCGCGCCTGCGGCAGCCGAGATCCCGACAAGACCTTGGACATCGCCCGCGAAATGGGGTGCAAGGTCGGCGAATACAAAAACGCCGAGGCGCACCAATTCTGGGACCATGTGGACAACTTCGGCGCCGCCCGGCAAATGGCCGCCGACATGGCCGAGGCCGACGGCCACGAGTGGCTCATGTGGGCCGACACCGATGACATCCTCGAGCCCGAGAGCGCCGACATCATCCGCGAGCATCTACGCATTACCGCCCCAGAAACCACGCTGGCGCTCGTTCCCTACCGTCTGACCAATAACGGCCTCAATCTCCTGCGGGAGCGCATCTGGCGGCGCGGCGCAGCCGTCTGGGCGGACCCTGTGCACGAGCACCTCGAGCCGGTGGACAAATCCGGCGACGGCCACGTCCGCTGGGAGGACTGCCGCATCGTCCACGCGCCCGACTCGCACAAAGACGAGGCCGACGGCAAGCAAGGCAACCAGCGCAACTGGCGCATCATCTCATCCATCCCCGACTTCGACAAAAACCCGCGTTGGCTTTTCTACGCGAGCCTCGAGCATTTCGGGTTCAAGGATGACGAGAACGGCATGGCCTACGCGGTCGAGGCTCTCAAAACGCCAGGGCTGGACGATAACGAGCGTTACGAGCTTTACCTTCAACTCGCCATGCGGACGCACGACTTCGGGCCGAAAAAATCGCTATTGCATGAAGCCTACAAAGTGAGCCCGTGGCGCCGCGAAGCCTTGGCCCAACTGGCTGCCGTGTCGCTCGACAACAACGAGCCGCAAGATGCCTTGGCCTATGCCCGCGCTTTCATGGCGATCCCGGTGCCCGATGTGGTGCCGTGGACGCACCGCCCGGTGGTCTATGGTTTCGGCGGGGTGGGGCTCTATGCCTGCTGCCTGCGCGCCAACGGCGACACCGAGAAGGCCGACAAGTTCGAGCTCGAGTGGTTCAAGAAATGCGGCGGCAAGATTAGCGTGTGCCACCCGACGCGAGGCCGTCCTTTGCAGGCCGCCGAGACGCGCAAGAAGTGGCTCGAGGCCGCCAAAGATCCACAGGCCATTGAATACATCTTTGGTTTTTCGGCCGACGATACCGAAACGGCAGACATCTTGGGCCGATTCCGCCACGCGCAGTCTGCCGCCGGCAACCTGGACGCCGTGGGTGGAACGCTCGTCCAAAATTACAATGCCGCCGTGCGCGCAAGCAGCGGCAAAATCATCCTGACAATCCAGGACGATCTGGAGCCCTGCCTGTTCTGGGACGAACTCATTTGGAAGGCGCTTGCAAATCATCTGAACAGACCGGCCGTGCTTCAAGTTGGCGACGGCTACCGAAACGACGATTTGCTGATTACGTTCTGCGTCACGCGCCCGACCCTGCGCGCCATGAATCACAACGGGGGCATTGTTAGCGATGAATATCGGGGCGTGTTTTGCGACAACGAGTTCACGCACCGGGCCAAAAAGAACGGATGGATCGTGCCAAGCGACATTGTCCTGCGGCACGAGCATCCATTTTTCAATCCGGCCGTCCCAACCGATGACATCTACGCCATCGAAAATAGTTCCGACGGCTACAAGTTCGGGCTGGAGGTGTTCAAGCGGCGCAACCCGGATGCCTTTGACTCGCAGGGTTAGGGCATGGCGAACCAGTTAGATACCGCGCACATTCTCGGCGTTTCCGCCATCGCGGACGTGGGCGGCGAGGTTGTCACAATCGGCAGCACCGCGCTCAAAGCCGTGGTGGGCGACATGGATTCCCGCGATGAATTGGCCCAGGGTGGCGTTCGCCAGGTGCGCTCGGTTCGACTTGGGATTCCGCGCTCGGAGTTTGAACGCTGCATCGCTATGGGCATCACCGAGGTATCGGTCCCGACAATCTGGAGCCGCATTACCGTCCGCGACATCGAGCTTCAAGTGCTCGGCGTCTCGCAGGATGCGGCCGTCATTGAAATCACGGCCGGCGGTCTGGCGGAGTAACCCGTGGAGATCGCGGTAGACATCAGCAAATTCGGCCGGCTGATCCCGCAGCTTGCCAATGTGACCAAGCGTTCGCTTCGATCCGTGGTCAAGCAACAGGCCAAGCTCATCATCCGGGGCAGCGGATCTGGCCGCGACGAGGGTTTAATCCCCTACACGCCGCCGCCCAAAGGCCAGCAGCAGGGCGAAAACGCCGTCCGCCGCGACATTTCCCGCGTCTTCGGCTCGCTCTCCAACGTCAAAAAGATCCTCAAATACTCCAACGTGCGCGGCGCCGGGACGGCCTTCAACCGCTATATCCGCGAGGGCGACCACGAAAAAGCCAAATCATTGTTGAACGGGACAATGCAAAAGAACTTTCGCACCAAGGCGCACCAAAGAAACCAAGGCGGCAAGACGGTGCGTGTGCGCTCCTACGTTCAAAGCCGCCCGACGGAGATTGATCTAAAGAGCAACCGACTTGGCCGCGTCACCGACATTATCCAGGCACTCCCGGCGGCTGGCACGCACCCGATCCACAAGTCGCGGCAGAACAACCGCAAATTTGTCTCCCGCCGCCAATGGTCTGCCGTCGTGCTGCAAAGCGGCACCGTGGCCGCATACATCAAACAAAAGCAAAAGAACGTCGGCACCATGAAAGCGGGATGGGTTCCCGCCGCTCGCAATCTTGGAATCACGGGGTTGCCAAAATTCGTTGCGCGCAATTTCCGCAACAACGGCAGTTTCCTCAATGAACTTGACCAAGAAAGCCCGGCCTTCACCGCCATCAATTCCACGCCTGGCATCGGAAGCAGTCTCCGCTCGGTCATGGCACGAACCCTGCGCGGCCGCGTCATCCGCATGAAGGCTGACATCCAGAACAAACTCAACGCCGAACTCGGCAAACTGCAAACCGCCGCATGATCCACCGCGAACTTGAATCCAGCTTTGCCACTTGGCTTATGTCGGGCGTGAGCGGGACCAGCCTTTCAGGTATTCCCGTCCGTCATGCCGTGCCCGCCGATCCTCTGGCCCTGCCGTGCGTCATTGTGGCCTCGGCCGGTGCCGAGCTCCTCGAGGGCGGGGTGAGGGCGGCCAGTCGCGTCAGCATGGACTTTTCCGTCATGTCGGCGGCCAATGGTGGCCCGGGGTGGCAGACCGCCCACAAGAACCGCGTGGCCGCCTTGTCCCGCAGGCTGGACGATACCAATACCAACGCCGCGCTGGCCTCGATCAATGGCGCGCAAACGGACTTCACGCTTTACGGCTGGCACCTGGTCGAGCTTGCCGCCGAGACCGAGCCGAACATCCAGACCGACACCATCAGAATCAGCCTGATCGCAGGAGATCGCATCGCCACATCCCCGACCGGGCCGACGGCCACGCCGCAGAATTACAGCCTGCGGCACGAGATCGAGCAGATCGTTAGCGCCCACCTTGGCACCGAGCTTCCGTCGGCCGTGACGGATGACTACTCCGTGTATCCATTCTACTCGGAGACCGTGGTGCCAGAGCGCCGGATTGTGGCCGCCTGCCTTGCCGCCGAGCGTCCGTTCCCGCAGTTGGCCCGATGGTCCGCGCAAGTCACCATCCACGTCATCACCCCGGGCATCTACGCAACAACGCACGACGAGGCCGTGCGTCAGGCGCAGGACACCCTGCGCGACATCGTTGCCCAGGACTTCACCTCGGCCAACGTCACCGTGGCCGGGATGCTCGAGACAGGCCACACGATCGACCGATCCGACAACCGCATCGTGGACGTGTTGGCCGCGACCCTCTACTGCCAGCAAAATTGACATCGCCCCCGAGGGCATGGCGATCACCTACGGCGTAACTGGCGGATTCTCCGTCCAGACCTCCAAGACTTTTGAGAAATTGCTCGTGGCCGACAAAAACGGCGTCACGACAACGATCATTTCTAAATACGTCCGCACCGAAACCACGACCGAGACGGTGGGAACAACTTTCGGCGGCTACGCCATCGGCTCGGATGACGTGCTCAACGCCACCCTGACCGCCCAAGTAGACGAGCAACTCATCGAAAGTGGCAGCGCCAACACCGCCCCGCCGGCCGTTCGTTTCTACAACCCGCGCGTGGAGGCTTCGGCCACCATCCTCGGGGCGTTCACGGCCAGCACATTTAGCCTGGCGGGGCTCACGTTCACCACGCTTTCGGCCGAGAAGTCGGAAACTTCGGGCGATGTGGTCAAAACTTCCATTCGCGGAACGGCCATCGCCACCTCTTCGCTGGACAGCACAAGCCTGACCACGGGCGACCATTCCTCTTCTTCGACCATCCGCGTTGAGCTTCGCATCAGCAACACGGACTACGTTCGCAAAACGGTCACATCCGTAGCCTTCAGCGGAACTTAATCCGCGACAGCGCCCTATGGACGCGCTCGCGGCAGAATCCTTTCTCAACGCGCCACACAAAGTCTGTGGGCTGCGGATGCGTCCGCTTTCTCTGGGCCACAGTTTCGCCCTCGAGGCCATCGGCTCACCCTTCTACCACGGCGAGCTCGGTAGCGAAGCCGACTTGCGCCTTGCCGCGTGGATCTGCTCACGCCCCCCGTTGGCTTTGCCGCAGATGGATGGGTGGCGCTGCCGCCTGTGGAAGTGCCGCAAATTGGATTTTGTGGCCGAGGTGGCGCGATGGAAAACCTACGTTGCCGATTATTGCGCGCCTCCGCAGATGTGGAACAAAGCGCCCAAGCCCGGGGCCGAACGCCCGGAGCCGTCCGCGATTCCGTCGGGCATAGCAACTGTCGTGCGCCTCATGCGCCTCGGCATGACCGAGGAGCAAGCCTGGGCCACACCCGTCGGCGCCGCGACATGGTATGAGGCCGCCGCTTACGAGACAGAGAGCGGGTCGCGCCTTGACATAGTCTCTGACAGCGAACGCCTTGCCATTGCGCGAGCCAAGGCGCGGGCGGCCAAATCCGAGGAAACATCCGCCCTATGAGCGACGTAAGAGTAAAAGTCACAGCGCAGAACGAGACCCGCACCGGGTTTCAACAGGCGCTTGGCGATGCCCGCAAATTCGGCCAGGAGGCACGCAAATCAATCGGCGGTGGCCTTGGTGGCATCGGCGCAGAGATCCGCTCCTCGCTTGTCGGCGCCCTTGCCGGCATCGGCATCGGTCAGTTTGTCCGCTCCACCTTTGAACAATTCGGGCGCATTAATGATCTCAGCCAGCAATTCGGCGTATCCGCCGAAACACTGCAACGCTTCGGGCAAGTGGCCTCTGAGAGCGGCAGCAACATCGAGCAAGTGGCGGTGGCGTTCTCCACGCTTACCCGCAACCTACAAAGCGCCCAAAGCGGCACAGGAGCCCAGGCCGAGGCGTTGCAAAAGCTCGGTCTGTCGGCCGCAGACCTCGCCAATCTTTCGCCCGAGCAGGCATTCTTGAAATTGTCTGACGCGCTGGCCGGCGCGTCCAACCGCAACGAGGCTTACGCGGCGGCGCTGGATCTTATCGGCGCCCGGCAGCGCAACCTGATCCCGCTACTTCAGCAAGGCTCGGCCGCCATCCTCGAGCAAGCCAACCAGGTGCAAGTTGCCAGCGACGAGATCATCGCCAAGGCCGACGAGGTGGGCGACAGATTTGCCAGACTCGGACAGCAACTAACCGCCGCCCTCGGACCCGTTTTGATTCCCGTCGGTCAGGCGATCCTTTCATCCTTTGAAGCTATTCGCGCCGGCGTTGATGGCATTGTCGGAACGATTGTGCAATCGGCAACGGGAGTGCGCTCAATCTTGCAGGGTAATGTCATTAGGGGGGCGTTGGAAATTGGACAGGCACCATTTCAGAACGCAATCAGATCGGCCGAAGAACTTGGCGAAAAACTCAAGGCTATTTGGTCGGACCCAAAGACAAAACCACAGTCCATGCTCCCACCCGAGGACATGGACATCACACCAGGCGCCTCTTCGGGCCAAAAGTCAGGCACGCAAAAAGGCCCCGTCACAGGCAAGCAATTTGCCCCCGGCAGCATTGAAGGCATCCGCGAGTTCGAGCGCGAGCAGGAGGCCGCCCGCCGCGCCCTCGGCCCCGAGTTCGGCCCTGGAACAGCAGATGCCGCAGCCGGCGGATTCCGCGTCGATGCGGCAGACTTCGCCCGCCAACAAGCAGAGGAAGCGGCCAAGGCGCTCGCCGCAGTATCGCCCGACACCTTCGGCGGTGCGTTTGGCGCCTCCGCACTCCAGCGCATCGGCGGCGCCTCTGAAGAGTTTTTCCGAGTGCGCCCGGACGAGCAGCGCGAGCAGCGCCGAACCAACGAACTTCTTAAACAAATCAACGAGACGCTCCGCGACGGCGAGCCACTCGTCCTGAAGGGATCAAAATAACATGGCACAAATCGAAGCAACAGGCGGCGGTATTAGCTACACCGCAGACGGCAAAAAACTGACCAAGCAGGTGTATGTCCTGACGGCGGGGGAAACGACCGTATCACCAGACACTGTCACTAACGCAACAATCACATCGGCCGATTTTGTCACAGACCCAGCCGGCGTCACTCGCGTCACTGTCACATGGACCGAAGGAATGGACTCCAGCGGAGGGGGCGGGAGCGCCGGCGGAGGAGCAACGACAGAGCTCATCGGTGGAGCGCGGGAAATCCCGACGGAGGCGCATCCAACATTCAAGGACACCGTGAGCGATGCGGCACTGAAAGAAATCAAGTCAGCTATCCAAGACGGACGCGATCCAGACACAACCCTTGTGCCCGTGGCCGCAGACAACAAAGCGCGCATCCTCTACAAGCTGCTGCTGCGCGGTCAGGAATATTACCTCGGCCCTGCGGTTTCCTATCGCCAGACCACGCTGGAAACGGCCCTGCCCAACCTTAAAGAGCTTTGCACGGTCAATGCACCGCAGCGCGCTCCCGCCGTAGGCACAAAGCAAAATTGGCTGTTGACCTCAATCAACGCCCGCAGCGTTGCCCAGCCGACAGGCGCGGTGCGCTACGAAGTAACAAAAGAGTGGATGCTGTCCGACCGCAACGGATGGGACCCTGAAGCGGTCATCTATAACGGCACATAGACATGGAGGGCATCCCGCCATTTCAAAGCGGCCGGCCGCTCTTGTCGGAGATCACCGCCGACAAGCTCAACCGCATCCTCGCCGAGATAAAGCGCAACCGCCCGGTAGTGGCGGCTCCGCTTTCGGCCCGCGTGACGGGCGACGGAACGCACATATCGATCAAACAAACGCCAGGCGGCGGCCCCCCCATCACCCGCCAACCGTGGGACTTAATCGCCCGCGTCGATCCCGACGCCGATCCCGAAGACGAGAACCCGCCTTATCTCGTCAGCGTCCAACCCGGCACGCTCAACGGATTTCTTCCGACAAATTGGAATACGGAGGGCGGCGGCAAGGATGTCACCTGCCAATCAGACGGCACGCTTTACTACGCCAAAGCCATCGTAGCGACAGACGGCCAAGCCATGACGGGCGTGACAATCGAGATAGACACAAACGCACCAGACCCGCAAGAGCCGCAGGAGTTCGGCATAGATAACCCGATTGAGATTGTCTTCGGGCTCTTTGCAGGGGGTGCCGTTTATCGCCTAATCGGCGCGGGCAACATTGCGGCCTCGCCCAAACTTTGGCTGACCACCGAGCGGCAAACGCCTCCAGCCCCCGGCGAGCTTCCGTTCAGCCAATACTTTTTCTTCAGATGATCTCGTGGGAAACCACTGTCGCCCCGCAGACTTCTTTTAGTGGGTCAACGGAGCGATCTGATATTCGCCGACAAAACCCTGGTGCTGGTGCTTCTATAACTTTGAGTGACAGAGCAACAACAACCTCGTCCTACAACTGGTCTCGGACGGAGTATTATTCAACCTTGAACGGTCAACTCAATCCCGGTGGCCCTGTTTTTGGCAACACATCGACAGGCTACGTTTCCGTTTTAGGCACAACAAATTCAACACAGGGCAACAGCTACACGCTTCGCTCAGTGATAAACATCACCTCAACCGAAACCACACACGAATATACCTACAGGGCAACGGGAACCGAAACGGTTGAAACAACAGCACACACCACAACAGTGTTTGAGGGGGAGTCGCAAACATTTGCTTGGTCTGTTCCCGCCATTTCCACCATCACGACCACTACAGGCTTTGCAACAGCCGCCGAATCCCGCCTAACAACCACCACAGGGGCCGACACGATTGCCACACCAATCCGCGCCACCGTGTTGGTTGCCGACAAAAACGAGGTTATCTGGGCGGCGAACACGACGGCAGCAACGGCCCTGTCGGCATTGCAAGCCGCATCATCTGTTGCCACGTCTGGAACGAGGTTCACCATCATGCCGCACACGGCAACGATGGTTGCGCTTGCGGCAAACGCGACAGAAACAACAGAAGTTGCACTGCCTCTTGTTTCTGGCTCATTTCAGCACACGCAAAGCAACTACATCATCAACGAGCGCGCAGTCGTCGAGGATTACAACTTTCTGCCGCATCAAACGTCTTTGGGCGTCGGCGGTTCGTTTGAGACGTTGGCAACGAACACACAGTTTACGGTGGCCGCAGCCGAAACAATCACGGCAACGAAGTCGCGGGGAACGGAAACACGGTGCGCGCAATCCACCACAACCGGTCTTGCCCATTTGAACGGCGAGTCGTTTTCGAGCAGTCAAACGCTCACCAGCACGTTTAGCCGCGAGCACACACAAGAGACGGCTGAAACATCCACATACAGCTTTACCGAAGAGGTGGTTGCTTACAATATTCCCGAAACTTGGAACAACACGAATGAATGGACGGCATACACATGGACGGCCAGCTACAACGCCACAACTTCCAATCAGCTAACCACATTTCAGCGACAGGCGCAGGGGATTACGTCGTCACGACAAACGCCATTACAAAGCTATGAGGGCAGAAGCGGCGTGGTGGACGTTAGCGGAAGCGCCAAACTTGGCTACACGATGGCAAGCACGCTTGGTTTTGGTTTATTTGCTGACAATAATTTGATGCCCCAAGTGGGGCGGAGCATTTCATCGGTATTCCCTGGCAATCGTGAGTTTTTAAGCGAAGAAGAAGCCTTACCAATTAGCGCCACCCTTTCGGGCCTTAGTGCAACCTTGGCCTTTCCGGGGTCAACATCCACAACCACCACGACCACCAGCCTTTCGGCCTTTGGAGATGCGCCTCGCGTTTACGTCGGGGGCATTGGCGGCTCGCCGTGGAGGTCGGCCATTGATGCGAGCAGCCTTGGACAGAGCGAAACGCTGTATTTCACTTTGCCGCGTGGCGTGTATTCGGTTAACGGATCGACGTTTTCCACTACGGGAAAAACAACATCACTGACGGCGGGCGAGGGGCCAAGCAGCGCGGCGCCTCTGCCTGTTAGCTTCATTGTTGGCACAACGAGCGCAAATGCAGGCAATCAAATTTGGTGGACGGTGCCGCGCAATAGTCACGCCTCCTTGCAAGAATTGACGCAGGGCGCAGCCTATTCCGCGCCTTGACACCCGCCCCGCCCGCGAGTGCTGGCGATAGCTACATACGCGACAAAAAGCTATTTCTACTGCTGGCCGCAGTTCCTTCGAAGAATCGCCGCCGCAGCCATGCACCACGCCGAGGCGCATTTCATTCTGGCAACTGACCAGAGCGATGACGCCAAGCAGGCCATTGAGGCAGCGCGCCATGAGCTTCCCGAAGGATGGCGAATCCAAGCCGTGCAGCTTCCGCTCGATGACGGAGGAGCCGAGGGCAAGGACTACCAGACGCCCGCACAGATGCGGATTGCCGCTTTGCAGGGGGCCGCGTTTGCCGCCGCAAGAAAGATCCGCGCCACGGCATTGTGGAGCGTAGAGGCCGACAACCTTGTGCCTGCCGATGCCCTCCGGGTGGCCGAGTGGACGCTGCAAATGCCGCAGGCGGATGGTTCGCCTTACTATGAGGTGGCGGCGGTCACTTATTCGAACGGCCTTTTCCTTGGCGGCAACGGGACGCCACAGCATCCCATCGCCGAAGATTTCACGGAGAAGGAGCGCAAGCTACCGCCGCGCCTCGTGCGCGCCTTGGAACTATGCCGAGAACGCCTAAAGTCCGAGCCAACCAGCGAGAAGGAGGTCAAGCGCCTTGGCCGATTGCATGAGCGGGTGAAGAAATGCCCGCCCGATGGCAACGTCTTTGAAGTCACAGCCAAGCACGGATGGCGGCGGCGCGGGTGGATGGACTTTGCTTATCCTGGCATTGGTCGCGGAGCTATCGTCCCATCCGATTGGTGTGGCCTCGGCTGCACACTCATGTCGGCCAAGGCGCTGGCGCTGGCAACCTTTGAGGGCTACGACGGGCGAGGGACGCAAGACCTATTCCTGTGCTGGCACAGATGGCACCCGGCAGGGCTGCGGATTGCCTGCATCCCGCATTGTGTCGCCGACCATGTGAAGCGGGACAAGGACGGCAAAATCGTCCACCACCGGGCCTATCACGAAACGGAAGGCGAGTATCGGGGGCACCTTCGCCAACGGCAACAACCTTGGATGCCTTGTTAGTGCTTTGACACAGGGGCGAGGGACAGGCTGCTATGCGCGTTTACGTCAATCTCGACTCTTCTGAATTTGTTGTCTCTCCCGTCCTGACGCAACGGGTCAACACGCACTATTTTGTCCGCCGCGACACCGTGCCCGTCGAGGTTCAGTTCGTCCGCAATGGCGGCGTGGTCGAGTTGGGAGCCGGGGCCACCGGGCAGCTTGGCATCAAAAAGACTTACGCGGGCAGCTTTCTCGCCAATGACGCAGGCTGGACAAAGACCGGAACCGGAGCCAGCGCGGTCTACCAGTTCGATCTGGCGCTAAACACGACCGAGTTAGGCACGGAGTTCACCAACGACGCCTTGGACAGCATCACGGCGAAGATTGAAGTCTCGTGGACAGTCAGCGGCACCACGTCCAGCACCATGCCCTGCCAATGCGTGATCTATAACGACGTGATTCGCGGAACGGAAGGCTCTGTCAGCTTCGCCAACACCATGAACCAGTTCGATCTGCGGGCCAGCGACAACACGATCTGGCGCGTGACCATTGACGCACAAGGAATTTTGACCACCCAAAAAGTCTAACTATGAAAACCTTCCTGACCATTCTTCTCGTCACCCTCTGCGCGGCCACCGGCTACGGGCAGACCATGAAGGCGCTTTCATACGATGTGAGCAATAGCGTTGTTTCAGCGCCAAGCATTACGTTTACAAGCCAAGTTTCCATCCTTGGGGTTACTGTCGCCCCTGACGGTATGCTTCAATATGACGGGAATGATGTTTTGGAGCTTTCAAGCTCCACATTTCTGTCGGAGGTTCAATTTTCACAACCCGCCGCCACCCGTTCCAATCTCGGCTTGCCGCTTCTTGCCCTGACAAACACCAACGCCGCTACCTTCCGCTCGGCGATTGGATTGCCGCTCCCAGCCCTGACCAACACCAGCAACGTCACCACGATGCGGGCGCTGGCGGGCAGCACGAATACGAACCAGCCCTATAGCGGCCTCATCCAATACGCAGACAGTCCGACTGGTGACATTTGGGAAATGACCGTTTCCAACGGCATCATCCTCAAAATCGAGATGCAATGAGCTTCCACGACCCGCTCGACTTTCTTTCCCGCCCGCTTGTCGGCGTGACAACCTCGCTCGGCTCGGTGCTGGTTAGCCTGTTGCCGCACTTGGAGACAACCATGCGCGTGTCGGCGCTGGCGCTCGGTTTGTTCATCGCTGTTATGTCGGCGCGCAAAGCCTGGAGGGATCGCAACAAATGAGCGCCTGCACTTCATCACAAGCCGATCTTTGCTGGACGCGGGGCGACTCCGGGCGGCTCGATGTGTCAGTCAAAGACGCGGACGGCACGGCTTACGACCTTACAGGGGCCACGCTTTTTCTAACGGTGAAGTCCGCGCTGACCGATGCGGATTCTGCCGCCGTCATTCGCAAGGAAGTGACCTCGCACAGCAACGCGACGGGTGGGATTTCCCACTTTGATCTTCTGACCACGGACAACGCCACGGCAGGAACGCGGTTTTACGATGTGCAGCTAAAGGACTCGACCAACAAAATCTACACCCTCTTCGGCGGTCTCTGGAAAGTCCTTTCCGACGTAACCACTCGCACCGCCGCGCTCTAAAATGGCCGCGTATCACAAAGTCGAAGTGTCGCTGAACACCAACGCGGTCGAGGTTGGGATTCCTTCGCCGCAGACGGTAAACGTGACGCTTCCGACCATTGGCCCTGCTGGCCCGACTGGCAGCGTCGGCCCCGTTGGGCCTCAAGGCCCGCAGGGTGTGCCAGGCACAGGGCTGGAAGTCCTGACAACGCAGGGCGATATCCTTTACCAAGGCGCGTCTACCGGGCAGCGCCTCGGCATCGGCACAGCAGGCCAAATCCTAAAGGTCAACTCTGGCGGCACAGCCCCTGAATGGGGCGCAGCCCCGGCGTCGGGCGTGTCCTCGGTCAATGGGGAGAGCGGCACCGTTATTCTCGACGGCTCCGACCTCGACACCAGCGGCAACGACGATTTGGCGGCTTTTGTCACCTACGAATTTGCAGACGGCAACGGGACTTACTACCCGCTGCCCGACAGCACGCTTAACAGCAAACGTGTCTATCGCAACACCACGGGCCACCATGTTTTCTTTCAGAGTCTTCGCTGGCACATCACGGACGGCTCTCCAATCACGGCGAACATTATCGAGTCAAGCGACGATGACAACGCTGCGTGGCCTTGGCTGTCCGCTTGGGATGGATCAATAGAAAAAGCCAAGCTGTCCACCATTGTAGGCCGCGCCCGCAGCACCTTCCTTTTCGTTGGCGACAGCATTCCCAACACCAGCGTCAGCGGCCTTGGCACCGCCGCCACCTCCGACAGCACCGCATTTGCAGCCGCCTCCCACACCCACACAGGCTCCCAAGTTACTGTCGGCACCACCGCAAACCTCCCCTTAAAAACAGGCACCAACGGCGTAGTCGAGGCGGGTTCTTTCGGCACGGCGGCAGGGACGTTTTGCGAGGGGAACGATGCGCGGCTTTCGGATGACCGCGACCCGAATTTGCACGCCGCAAGTCACGCCGCAGGGGGAAGCGATCCTGTGTTTGACCAAAATTTGAACACAGCGGACAGTCCGCAATTTGTGGGGCTTTCGCTTTACGGCGGCGATTTAACGATTGTTGATGGCGCTGTAAGCGGTTTCGGCAATTCAATAGATTTTGAGAACAGCACCATTGATGGTTTCGGAGGAACTTTTCAAGACGATGCTTTTTTTATTGCCGATCAATCTGACGACTCAAAAAAGGCAGAGTTTGATGCGAGTGAGATAACCACAGGCACAACTCGCACGTTTTCTTTTCCTGACGCCAGCGGAACTCTCGCCCTGCAAGGCTCCATCACCGCCAGCGGCCTCACCCAAGCCACCTCCCGCATCCTCGGACGCACGACTGCGAGCACAGGAGCCGTCGAGGAGATCACAATCGGCACGGGCCTTTCGCTGTCGGCGGGGGAGCTTTCGGCAACGGGCGGAAGTGGCGGCGGAGAAGTCCGCAGCGATTTCGTCAGCCCTTACACCTACACGGGCCTCGCAGACGCCGGCACCAGCGAATCCACCGCAAACTGGACAATCCGCCGCAGTGAATACAACTCGGCAGGAACCTATGTCGCCACGCTTACCGCATCCGCTGTCCAGTGGGCCAATCGCTTAACCGCCTCTTACGCTT